GCTTCAAACTCACGCACATGTCCACAGAATAATTCATATTTGGATTGTTGTGCAGGAGACATGTCTTTGCGACGATTTCCCTTGTAAGGCTTTTTTGAAATACACAAGTCACTAGCAGTATAATCTTTCCGCCAGCTGGAATGATCAAATGCCATAACCACACGATCAGGTTTGTGTTTACGAAAATATTTGTTCAGAGTCATCAATGCAGAATGTGTAGCAAGACCTGCAATGGTGGTATCAGTTTGATCTCGATGTGCAAAGAACGTGCGATATAGCATGTTCGAAATATCAAATACTAGGTATTTCATATGATCTCTCTTATTTGGAGACTTACTCAAAATCGGCAATTTTGCCCTTTGAGGATGATTGTTCTGTCACAGCTGCTTCAAGTTTTGCTACAAGGTCTTCATACAAAAATCCAATGTATTTGCGAATTGTATCTTCGTCAGTAGTACCAGTAATTCCATTGTCTTTGAGATATTGAATCATAGCATCGTTCCAATCCAAACCCAAAGCAATGCCTTTGACAGGGTCATAGCTTTCGCTCGCAATTTCGATCCAAGGATCACTTGCGTTATATCGATCCTTACGCTTTTGATGTTCTTCTACGAGAGAGTTGTGGGTTTCACGAAGAACTTTCATCTCTTCTTCAAGAGTTGTCTTTTCTTGTTGTAATCGTTGTTTTTCCGCGTCCTGGCTGTCCAGACGGTTGCCAATTATCGTTAACTGCTCTTCAACTGTTGGACCTTTGGGTGTTTTTTTAAACCAAGTCATTATGTTCTCGGTGGAATGTAAAAGTCTAAACTATTAACTGTGACTTTCAGAATTCCTTTCCGCTCCGTTAGATAAATGTGTCCCTCTGGATTCTGTTTAAGCAGAATAAGAAGATTCTTAATGGGGTATGTATGTGCGAAATTTACAGGAGAACCATCTTCACTACGAACGTCATTTTTGGTGGCGAATTCACATGTGAACATGTCTCGATTTACTGCATCTTCCATCTTAAAGGTAACTCCATCAGGAGTTCCAACAAATTCAACATCTTCCGTTTTCATAGCAGATGCACCACGAACCATCAACAGAACTGCTTCAGCATTCATGTGTATACGATATTTGACAGGATCGTTCATTTGTTTTGGAGTAGCATCTTGAAGCGTTGCAGGATTTGCTGCCCGATAATCTAACTTTACACCCTTGCCCTTGAATGTTAATGCACGTGCAAATCCGGCTTTATCGTCAGTAATAACTTCAACCTCAACATTTTCACATCCCTTAGCAATGTCGTAGCGTGACAGTAATACATCTGTTCGATTCAATCCAATAGAACCGAAATCAAAATCAGGAACACCGTCTTGTTGGAAGATTACAATCGTACGAGCTTCATCAGCACCACGAACTTTATTGGGTTCGATAATGATGCGATCAATTTTAACGAGTGATGCCGTCTGAACGACATTGAGAATATATGCGAGGGATTGTGGCGAGAGCTTCAATTTGAACTCCTTATTATTGTTCAATCAATTATTGTCCGTTGTTTTCTCCTTAGTATCAACATCTAACAATACAATCAGATCCTCAACACTGGTGGGAGTATCCATTGGTGTTCCATCTTTCTGCAGCTCATACACTTGGGCTAGGCCGGATTGATTTAACCAAACAGCAACGATATGTCGGTGACAAAAATCACCCACCTTTTCATAACACAGCATTGTTGCACCCTCTTTAAGGTTATCAATAACCGTTCGAGGAGTCAGATTGCGTTCTTTCAGTAAACGTCCAAACCATTCTGTATATCCGTATGCATCAATTTTTCCTTCTTTGTAGGCACGAAGTAGTTCCCAAGATGGGGCAAGTGTTAATGTTGCATCACCTTTATAAAAGAACGGAGCTTTTGCACTTATCGAAATTGCACCGGGACGTTTACCGGATCGAGCGTAGTAAGATGTATACAACGTTTTCATACGCGACGTCTTTTGTGCCTATGTTTCTGAATAGTTTGAACAGGAATTTCACCAGTCTCTACATACCGTTTAATACGAATAGCATCATCAGCTCTTTGATCATTATTGACCGTATTGAGTAGAATGATCATAATCTTTGTGGCGCCGGCTTGTGCCATCATTGCGACACAGTGGCCAGCATCTTTAATGTATCCTGTTTTCTGTAGTATAATGTCCCAAGTTCCGATACGAACGAGTCGGTTTGTAGATTTGAAATCAACCAGTTTTGGTTTGCGATGTTTCTTGTTGTACACAGAGAGTGCAAATGACGGAGAAGTACTAAAGTCACGAATCATCACATAATCACTTGCATGACGAAGTAGGATTGCCAAATCTGTAGCAGTAGATACGTTTTCTCTGTACAAACCAGTTGGATCGACGTAATGAGTATCATCCATTCCAAGCATTTGTGCTTTGGCGTTCATTGCTGCAACGAACGCCTCCAACCCACCAGGATAGGACCGACCGAGTGCATAGGCAGCACGATTGTTGGAGTTCATAAGAGCAAGGTGAAGTACTTCTGCTCGAGTTAGCTTCAATCCAACATAAAGGCAAGATCGCCCACAGTTTGCTTGCTTTCGTCCATGTTTAATTACAGTGGTTTCGACAACTTCTTCCTGCGTAATTGTGATTTCTTCGTCAAGAGAGAGGTTTGCATCTAGAATGACAACTGCACTCATTAGTTTTGTGATTGATGCAATGGAACGAATTTCAGTACTATTTTTATCGTAGAGTACTTCACCGGTATTGGCATCGAGTACGAGCGCGGCTTGGGCATGAAGTTTGAATGGAATCTTGGCTTGTCCCGTGTTAAACGGCCGTGACTTTTCGACTATAATAGGTTCAGTTACAACTTGTTCGTCTTGGATAATAGTAGATTCAAACGGCCGGGGCTCTTCGACTGTAATAGGTTCAGTTACAACCAGTTCGTCCTGAACGATATCAAATTCAGCACGACTTTGAGTGTTTACAAAAACACCCAACATCGCAATAATAATCAGTTCATACCATTTCATGATCATCCCCTTAGAATCCAAAAACATTTTCAACCATCAAATCATGTCGTGTTGGAGGTCGCTTTCCAATTGCCTTGAGAATATTTTGCAATGGATTATCAATCAACCGCTCAATGTGAGCATCCAAATCAACTTCAAACTCAGTCAAAAACCATTGTGGAACTACTTCAATATCTGTTGGTAACGCAATACTTTTAAATCTACCGTACGTTTGATTCAAATAGAAGACTTTAATCTTCATCCCCGACATGATCGGGGTACTTTGTCGATCATCGTATTGTTTCAGTAGCAAATTATAATGAATTGCAGCAGCAACATGACCAGGCAATCGTACACTATCACCAAATCGTTTGTATTGATCTTGATAGTCTTCAATCCCTTGAATGCCCTTAGGCAATCCAATCAACATGATATCTTTCTTTGAAGCTGATCGCAGCGCATCTTTGTATTCCACGATCAATTCTGCTACATTTTCCCAAGGTGTTCCTTTCAAGAACATCTCGATAAAATTGTTTAGTTTATCACCTACCGCCCGTGGCAGTGTGGTCTTCTTTGTATCAAGACCCATGACCTTCATACTATCCGATGGTTTACCCTCTTTGTCAACAACATGTAGTATGTATCGTTTTTTGTCAACAAAAATTCCTCTATCTGTTACGAGTTCTCGACCACATTTAACAAGATCATCAAAACCTGGATTGCACATGAACTGTTCTTGTACAAATGGTTTGTACGAGTTGTTGACTTCTAAGGCAACTCGATCAGCAATCTTAACTGCATCAGCAACTGTGGTAGCATGTGTCATAAAATATGTGCTATCAGTGTTATGTACTAAGATTCCATTGGCAAAAAACATATGTGTGTCATCAACTTCTATATCGTAGACATACTGTTGATATATCGGCAAGGTTTCAACACGTTGACATTTCACGAATGATAGGTTGTGCTTGAGTGCTGCTTGCTTCCCCCCTCCATAAGTAACAGGACGTATTTTTCGTGGCTGTATAAAACCAATTGTTTCGAGAAATAGTTTCTCATTTTTAATATGTAACCGTGATGAAAATGTTCCAGATAAAACTCCTCGGAAAGAGTTTTCGGTATTTTCAGTGCACCATGTCGAAGAAATACCACAAAACAGAAGTAGTCGGTGTATGTCTCTTATGTGTTGTTCATTTACACTTGTGATACCAATCCCACCTTGGTTGTTTGTCCATCCGTCAGCAGAAAAAAATCCACGTAGAAACAAAGCAATGTGTTGTGAGGTTTCCTTGAACATCCACGATGGAGTTGCTTTCTTATTGTCTGTATATAGATGCAGCCGAAGAAACTTTCGAAGCTGTGCTGAAGATATTTGCACATCGTGGCCATTTGGCTTGTTTGTCCAGGAAGAAATCCATCCAAGTCGACGTAGAGACTGTAAGAGGGTTGAACAAACAATATCAAGATCCTGTTTTCCGATCGACAGAAGTGTTCCACCTGTTGATTGAGTATCGACATGTCCATCGCCCATAACATATCCCATCAGAATGAAAAGTTCGTCAGGAATGTTTTGTTGAATGATTCCCTGATGTGGAATCATTGGCAAATAAAGCAACGATGAGTCTATATTCTGTGGGGTCACTTCTTTCAAGAAGTCATCGTCGTTCTTTCGCCGCTCCCGTGTGTTTTTATAGGCAATCAGAGAATGATCTTCCGTCACATCAACATATTGACGATTGGTAATCCATACACGATACATCTGTTTAGCGACCTGGTGTCGTACTACATATTTGATTGGACGGAACGTCGTCTCACGAGTTCGTGGATCATATGTTAAAGTCTGATGTTGTACTTCGGTACAATATTGTTTATCGCCTATCACGTCATTGATTTTAGTGAACAAGGTTTCAATTGTCTTGGGACCCTGGTCAGTTTCTATGATTGTGTCACCTGCAACTGAATCACCATAAATCACTGACTCACACATGAACTTTCCATTAAACTTTGGACCAAACAACGCTAATTCAGGAGGAACACCAGCATCTTGAGTATCTTTAATTGTTTCATATTGTGGAAAATCAACATTGTATTCACCATCAAGGAATTCGGCAACCTTGCGACACTGATGACGAAGAATCATTCGACCAGTTGCAGTTACACTCTCACCCATTCGTAAATCAAAGAACCGGAAATTAATGTTTGTTAAAGCACCGTAAGTGGAATTCAATTTAATCTTGTATACGTATTGTAAACGATCGTAATAATTTGCTGTTTCTTTATCACCTTTTGTAATAGCACCTCGCATCAACTTTTGATATTCTTTTCGTTGTTTATACCAATTTGCAAGAATAGCCGGAATAATCCCTTGTTGATTTTGATCAAATACTGTTCCATAGCCTGAAAGTGACCATTTTTTATCCCTCAACCATTGAGGCCACTCACTTGCTTCTTTCGTTATTGTTTCACCAGTTTCAAGGCGCAACGTAAGCATTGTAAATGATTTCTGAAATATTTCCGTCACGGCTGTAGCAAATTCATCAAATTGCCCTCGTAACGTTTCAGGAGAGATATTAATGGATTGAATTGCCGTTGGATACAGTGAGTTAATGTCGATAGATCCTGTGAATTCTTGCATTGAAACTTGTGGATAGAGAACTAAAGCACCGTCAATAGGACGATCTTCATCGGAAGAATTACCATTTGGAACAATTTGATGGAGCACATGATGGCAATAATTGATGATTGATTGTTCAACTAGTTTGAGCGTTCCTGACACGTGTTTAAACAATCCCGTTGAAATATGATACATCTGGTTGGCAAGTTCAACATAGCCGAGAGTTTGTTCAAAGCCGTGTAAGATTTCAGTATCTCGAATGTTGTATCGAACAAAGAATGGAAAGTTGTTTCTATATAGATCGTGCAGGTTGCCCTGGTATTCTAACTTGGGTAGATTAAGACCAACTTCTTGTTCAATTGATGATAGTTTATATGAAGCTTTTTCACCTGGTTCATATTTTTTATACAAATCCATGTAATCGGTACGAACCCGTCCAGCAAATTCAATTGTTGTACCAATGATTTTTGCAGATCCGTCTTTATTTCGAATTTTTCGCGAATATACAGGACGAAACCAAGGAAGTTTTTTTACTTCTGGAAAATCAAGACGAGTTAACGCTCTCTTACCTAAACGTTTTTCAACACGCCTTCCAACATACGGAGTGTCAAACATATCACTATTCCAACCACAAATTACATCGCTATCTTCAATTTCAGTAAGGAAGTTATCAAGCAATTCTGCTTCGGTTCGACACAATACAACCTTTATGTTATATTCATCGGGAATTGGAGCTTCTGGAACAGCAATATTCATTTCAGCAATTAAACGTTCTTCTGTCCAGCCATCTTCAGGAGGAATAGCAAAAACAACCAATTGTTTTGACCACTCGTGAAATAGTGAAACGGAATTGATTTCTGCGTACGGATTGTCAATTGACGAGAATCCAATTGCTGGATCGTAATTTACCTCAATATCGAAGAATGTGATATGAAGTTTCGGAGCTGGTTTTCCAAAGTAAACTTGAGATAAAATACGAAAATGTGGCTCAATGTCTATCTCATATAAGGTAAAGCCTTCAGCTTTGCACCGATCCTTTTTAGATACAAAATCTCTCTCACTGGTACAAATAATTGGTGTAACAGAATCACCGTAAATTGTCTTATGTTTTCCGTCAGGATCATCAACATAAAACATATACGGAGCCGAGTAGGGTATTGCCTGACGCCCATGCTCATCACGCTCCCAGACGATGACATCATCATTAATTGTTGTAGCTGAAATATAACTCATGTAGTGCTCCTAGAATAGTATGATTATAGCAGAGTCTTCAATAAACAGCAACATTGTACCCCTCTCGAATAAATAGTCATGCACAGTCTAACTGCGAATCTATTCAAGGAGAAACCCTATGTCAAACTCTGTTCCACTTCCTGGTGAAGCGGACAAGGAAATTGGTGCTGGTTTTGCACCATTAACTGTTACTGCTCAAGACATTCCAAATCTGACAGTAAAGATCCGAGCTGGATCTTTTTGGAATGCTGATGATGCTGTTGTTCAATATCCAGGCGGTAATTCTCCGTCAGTTCCACCACCTAGCTCACTTTTTCGCTGGACAGTTGTATCATTATCGAGCGCCGGTTCTGTAGTCTTTACACACGGTACTGCATCAGCCGCTCCATCGATCCCAGCTGTGGCAGCAGGGTTGCTACCATTAGCAGCTATCTACATGGGTTCTACGACGACGCAAATTACAAGTGTACTGATTCAGGATGTTCGTCCATTGTACGATGTAGTTGATACTGTTCCTAATTTAGCAGCTGAGCTTGCTGATCGTCCAACCTTCGCAGATGTTGCAAATGATTTGGCACTGAAAGCTGATATTGATGGTACACCAAGTTCAGTTTTCTATTTGAATAAGGGTGCTGTTACACCAGCCAATGCAAATTTACTGGTTGATCGTTCTGCTTTGCCTGATGTTTCAATTCGTTGGAATGAAGGAACAATGACATGGCAATTCACAAACAATGGTGTTACATTTGTTGATATTGCTTCAGTTTCTGGCACATTCATGGATCTCGTTGCATCGCCAACCGTTGGCCATGTTCTAACGGTAGATGCTCTTGGCCAAGCAATTGATAGCGGCACTTTGCTGTCAGCTCTCGCAACTACAGCAAGTGTTACCTCAAGTTTGGCATTGAAAGCTGATAAGGTTATTGCTGCAGTTAATGGCGATCTTGCAAGCTTGAATGCATCTGGTAATTTGGTTGATAGTGGTATTCTTGCATCATCCCTCACAGGACTTGCTCATTTAGCAGGTGTAGAAACATTCACAGGTGCAAAGACATTCACAAGCAATGTTACAGTTGCTACTGGTCCAGTTGCTAATCCATCGTTAATTGCTGGTGTATTTGGTGGTACAGACATGGGTATTGAAGTTACTCGTGCTGCACTTCCAGCAAATCCAGCCATCGTCAAGTGGGATGAAGCATCTGGTACATGGCAAGTTGGTATCGTTGGTGTTTCCGTAGATACAATTCTTACAAATGTTGTGTTGTCTGATTATGTCAAGGCAGATGGTACAGTTCCAATGACTGGTGCACTACAGCTTGCTGCAGGTACAGCTGCTGCACCATCACTAACATTTAGTGGTGCAACAAACAAAGGCATGTATGACAGTGGGTTGAACGAGTTGAGTTTTGCAACGAATGGTACATCAGCTGTTGTTGTAGATGATACGCTCGCAACATTCAGCCGTATCCCTGTTCTACCACAACATTTGGTTGGATCACTACCAACTGGTGTACCTGGCGGCATGATTTATGTAACAGACGCAACACCAGATCCAGCTATGTGTTTTTACAACGGAACAGACTGGATCGATGTTGTTACAGGTGTGGCAGTAGTTTAATCGTAGCACGATTTTGTTCGGATGAAAAAAGAGCCACCAATTGGTGGCTCTTTTTACGCTGCTAGTTTCTCTTCGTAGTCTAAATCAGCTGCAGGAAGTCTACCTTCAACGAGAGTTTCGTAGAGAATTTCAAAGTGTCGATTTTCTTCTTGTAACGATGCATAATTGTGTTTGAACATCGTATTAGCCAACTTTTTAATTTGCTTTTTTTCGATACCTGTACCACTTGAAGCATCTCCGATCGTCTCCTTGATCGCCTCGCGTGAGTCTTCAATTTGTTTCATGTATTCGGTAATCGTAACGAGCATTGTCTTGAATTTCCGACGTTCGTCAGTATCATTAACAACGTTTGTTACACTTTGATCTTGCGATGGTTTTGGTTGTTTCTTTTTGCTCTTGACCATATTGTTCTCCTTGTAATTGACCTTTTATTCCCAACCAATTGTCCGGTAGGGTGGAATAATAATCAACAGATACTGTTGTAATCGTTTGACTTTCCTCGATCTTTTTGTTGAGAATTTTTAAAATTGGTAACCAGTGTCGTACCTTTGTAACGTAGATACTTTTTGGTGCATTTGGTCGGTTCATGGCATTTCCAATACCCATGTTATATGCCGCAACTGTCCGAGCCCACTGATGTTTAACCATATCAAAATACATCGTATACAACATAATACCCATACGAACATTCAACTTATGATCAGTGAGAAGCAGTTGCATGATCTCCTTATCTTTCACAGATTTCAATACACGTTCTCCAAAATACTGAACACGCAAGTTATCATTATCTCGAAACAGCACTCTAGCTGTTGGGATAGTTAATTGCATCCAACCATATGAACGACGATTTGGATGTGCACGTGGCAGTCCAATTGAACCACCTGTTCCTGCTTGCGTTTCAACCATCATAATTGCCTGCAGTGTTAACAAGTGTTCTTGTGCATTCATTTCTGTTACTACTTCCCGAAGCAATTTCAGGTTTTGAACTGCAATGTTGGTAAATGTGAAGGACTTGTTACTATTAATAACAATTGCTCCTTCGGCACTTGTCTGAGCTGCGCAGAATGACGCAGAGAAAAGTGAAACTAAAAACCAAAGCATTGCAGCGAGGCATGTTAATAATGTCTTCATTGCGTTCCTCCTTTTCAGAGTGAATGAGAGCCCCACAGCATATTAAAAAAGCTGTTTGCATCTTACCTTACGTTTTCGCTATTGAGCAACTAGTAAGTCGATATTACTTTGATTTTTGTGTAGAAAACCACGTTTGATAATTTCCAGGGAAGTCTTTTGGATTGTAAAGATAAGGACGATCGGCCGCCAAGTGGAACCGAACTTGAAATAAATCCCCTGCAAAAATGGGTGTTGTGATGTTGATAAAATGTGGATCGGCGGGAAACAACACCAGTGTTCCCCGTTGTGGGTTGAATCCAAAGTTGTGTTGCGGAAACTCTAATTTACCTCCGTATACGTCATAGTCTCTTTCAAATGGGATCTTGTCTTGAAAATCACTTAAAAATACCACCCCAGTTACATCACGACTAAGAGTACGAAGCCATTTTCCTCGTAAGAACTTGCTATTACCGCAAAGAAAATCCCCTTTACATCCTTGAGGAAACCATTCAAACTCCATTGATTCAGTTCCCTTGTAAATGATGTTATAGTATTGCATAACTTCTGGTAGTAATAGTAGCAATCGTTCATAGATCATTGCTTCAGCCCGCTCTGAAGATTTGGTTGTCTTAATTTCAAGGCCATCTTTGTCAGCGTCGGGAACGTTAAAATCCATGTAATCCACAATCACATCACAGTGGTGAGGCGATAAGAATTCGTCTATTACGAAAAATGGTGATTTATTAGTCATCTTTGAGATTGCGTACAACTACTGTACGCATGTGTGTTAATAGCTCAGCAATTGTCATATCTGATTCAGCAAGAATTTCAATTGCTTCGATAATTTTTGCATTGGCAATTTTAACACTAACATCTTCAGGAACAGATGGTGCAACCGGGGGCTCATTACCATCCTTTGCAACATCAATTACAAAGTTACCTGCTTTTAGAACGTTTTGTCCAACAAGAACTGGAGTGTCCATATTGGAACGATCGTTGAGATTGAATACAACACCTTGT